ACCAACACCATCTGTTTGAATTACTTGGCCGTTACTACCACCGGTAATAATTACGTTTGCGATTGCGTTTAAATTTGCTTTACCGGTAGTCGTGATGTTATTCGTAGTGACATCACCATTTGCTAATATAATATTAGCTGGTGTTTCACCTACTGAGAAACCTGCTACCGAGTTTAGGGGTTTTAGTGCCATGATTTTATCCTATATCTATATTTATCTAAAATTCTTATACCGCATACACTGTAATCAACATTTTGTATGTAATTGGATTAGCAGAACTTGGGGTTACCATTAGTTCTAATGCTGCTGGTGTTATTATATTACCTGCATTGTAATCTACTTCAAAGTTACCTACCCCACCATTTACAAACAAACTTGCGTATTCAGTAAACTGTACTGTTCCGTTGTAATATAATGAACTAATTTTACATGATTGTCTACTTGGGCCGGCTGGTTCAGTAGCAATAATTTCAAATTCAACTCCTGATAAATCTGCTACTGGAATTGAATATAATACTTGCGCTGGGGTTGTGCTTGCAGTTGTAGCAAAGTATACTAAACTAGTAGACCATTTATAAACTCCGGCTCCCATTTGGAAACTGTTTGCAATTAAGTTGCCACCTACTTGAAGAACCTTAGTATAATCATTATATGTCAAGAACGCACTGCCACCAAAAGTCCCGTCATTATTAAATTGAACTTGTGTGTTTGCACCGCCCGGTGTGCCATTACCACCACCACCACCTGCTGACCAAGCTAAGTTACCTGCACCGTCTGTTTGCAGAACATAACCATTTAGTCCACCTGATATATGTAAGTTAGCGACATTACCTAAATTAACATTAGTAGCACCTTGAAAGTTTGCAGTTGCATTACTCTTAATAGAAGGTACAGATAATATGTTAGTTGCACTATCATATGTAAATCCTGTATCTCCTCCAAATGCGCCAGCATCATTATACTGAACCATTTGGTTAGTACCACCTGGACTACCTGTACTTGCAATCCAAGATATATTGCCGGAGCCGTCAGTTGATAAAATATAACCAACAGAACCGCCTGTAATCTTAACATTAGCAACATTACCTAAACTTAAATTACCACTACTAAATGTGACATTAGGTATACCAGCAAATGACCCTTCATTATTATATTGTAATTGTGTTGTTACTCCGCCCGGAGAGCCATTGCCACCACCGCCTCCGGCTGTCCAAGTTAGGTTGCCGGCGCCGTCTGTTTGTAGCATATATCCACTAGTACCACCTAAAATTCTAACGTTGGAAACATTACCTAAAGTAGTAACACCATTAACAGTTAAGCCAGTCAATGTACCTGTGCTTGTAATATTTGGTTGAGCACTGACTGATACCGTTCCTGCAATAGCGGCAATAGCGGCGTATCCTGCTTGATTAACAGTACCAATTACATTAGATCCATTAACATTTGTTAATGCGTAACCGTTACCTATAAAATTTGTTGCAGTTAATGTATTTGTTGATTTATTAAATGTGAAGCTACTAGAACCATTCATTGTTCCAGCGTCATTAAACTGTACTTGCGTATTTGCTCCTGCAGCCGGAGAAGTAAAAGTCACCCAAGATAAATTACCAGATCCGTTTGTAGTTAAAATTTGACCACTATTGCCGCCGGTAATTATTACATTACCAACATTACCTAAGTTTGCTGAACTACCAACTAGTAAAGTAGTGATACTAGCAAAACCAGTTGAACTGATATTTCCTAAATAAGCATTACCCGATGTAGTTATATCAGTACCAATAGATATATTGGCAGCAACAATAATGTTATCTGAATATAATGTGTTTGTTACGTTGTTATAAGTGAATCCAGCATCACCGCCAAAGTCACCATCATTATTATATTGTACTTGACTATTAGCTCCGCCCGGGGTACCATTACCTCCGCCGCCATTTCCGGTTTGTGCTGTCCATGTTAAGTTACCAGAGCCGTCTGTCTGCAACACATATCCATTAACACCACCATCAATCTTAACTGAACTGATATCACCCAAACTGATGTTTGACCCGTTCCAAGTTACAGTAGATATACCACCTAAATTGCCGTTGTTATTATATTGTAATTGTGTATTGCTACCACCTGCGTCAGCGTTGAATGGTTGACCATTAGCGTAAAAGAAACTATTTGCGTAAACTTTATTAGCAGTTACATTACCTGATAAGTTTAAAAAATTAGAAACTACGTTACCAGTGCCGTCTATAACGGTTACGGCCGGAATTCCAACGGAGTATCCAGTTAGTGTATTGAATAATTCTGATGCCATATGTTGTCCCGAACTTTTGTTATTATATATTTATCTATTTTAGTCAATTAAATCGTGCAAAAAAATCTACCCAGGTATCTTTTTTCTAAATACACATATGCTTACTAGACAACCATCAAGACCACTGTGTGAACATTGTAAAACATCACTCGCTAAACAAAATGGCACAAGTAAACATGGATTTAAAAAATGGCACAAGTATTGTTCAACATGTGCCAAAGCCGCATATGATGATAAGTTTGGATTCTTATTGAATAAAAAAAATAAATGTGAGAAGTGTGGCTTTGTTTCAGAAGATAAGTGTCAACTTGATATTGTTTATAAAGATGGTAACAATAAAAACAAAGAGAAGTCAAACATGAAAACCCTGTGTGCAAACTGCAATAGATTATATCAAAAGAAATTAAAAGAGAAAAAGAAATCTATATTAGATATTACAGTAGATACTGACTATAGGTTATAGCCAACAAAAAAGCACTCTCGGAGTGCTTTTTGTTCCTTCCTGTGACACAGACCGTAGTCTGTGTTTCCCGAACAGAAGATTCCGATTTATTGGAATGTCAAGTTTTGAACAGCGATCTCACCAACATAATCAGCCGCGTTACCGAAGCTAGATGCAGTGTTTGTCAATTCGATGTAACCATAACGAGTCATAAATGACACGACTGGTTCGAATGTTGACGGATCAAGAACAACTCCAGAACTCATCAATGGAATATACGGGCAATAGAATGCTGCCGCATCTGTCTCTGATGAACCTTTGTAACCAACCAATACTGGTTGTGTATCTGGAGCATAACTGTTAACGAATACACGCATAGCACCGTTCAATGTACCAACAAACTTAGTGTTTGTAGGAGCTTCGAATGTACCTTCTGTTGTACGAGCAAACGCTGAAGTAGTTGCAGATTGCAATACTGTCAATGATGCAGGAGAAACAACAGCCCAGTTACCAGCACCACGACGAGTGCGTTGTGCGATCAAGTTAGCAACACGGTTGATTAGAACAGCTAAGGCAGCGTGTTCGTCACCAACGTAAGTAGCTGTACCAGATACAGTAGCTTGGTTAAATGTGTACTCAGTTGTAGCTAGAGTAGCTAAAGACAATAGAATCTCTTGGTCGATCTCAGCAGTAATTTCTTGTGCTAGAGCGGCCATGATTTCTGCTTCAACGTCAATGCCATGTTGGCTTTGAGCGTCTTGGGCAGCTTCGAATGTCCAACGTGCTTGTAACTTACGTGATTTAGCTTCAACAGCTTGACGCAAGATTTGTACGCTGATTTGCTTACCACCGTTGCCTTCTAGGGCAGCAGTGTCGTTACCTGTGTAGTAACTAGTTGTATCAGTACCACTTGGAGTGCGTGAATATGCTTGTGCAATTAAGAACGGGCTTAATGCTTCTTGACCAGCAGTAACGCTTGTTTGAGCGGCACTGTTGTCTGTCAAGTTGTTTGCATAACGTACACGTAGTGTATGAATTTGACCAACTGGTCCTGTCATTGGTTGTACACCAACCAATTCGTTAGCGATAACGGTTGGCATGACACGACGGATAACTGGAAGAATCACACGGTTTAATGTAGCGATGTTACCAGATGTTGTAGTACCAGCTGAAGATTCAGCCAATAACTGCTTTTTAGTGTTTTCTAAAATAACACTCATAGTTGAGCGGCGAGTGCCTTTTAAGCCTTCTAACAGGGCTTCTTTGGTCTCGTCCCAACGGCTTTCTAATAGAACTTTTGACATTTTTATATTCTCCTAAATTATGTCTTTTTTTTAAAGCCCTGCCAGGCGCTTGATATCGATAACGTTATCACGTTGATCCATATCAACTTCTTGATGCTTGGCAGATTTATCACCAGTAACTTCTTTTACACTTTCACGGAGAATAGGTTTTGTAGACTTCTTCTCTGCACCATTGTTTAAGACGGCTGGTAGATACTTATCGAAAGTGCTTTGCAACTTTGGTGTTTGCACACTTTCTAGTAGGCTCTTCATTACTGAGGCCTTCTCATCGTTTAATGGAGCAAGTAAATCACTCATCATTTTTTCACGTTGATTAGACTCTTTAATGACACGAACCTCACGTTCTTTTGACTCTACTAATTTCTTAGTATTGTCGATTACTTTGCGTGATTCAGCTAGTTGTTGATCCTTTTCTTCTAATGCTTGCACTAGTTTACGTGTTTCAGCTTTATCATTTAAATGAGTAACTGAAAACTCGCTAGCGTAGCTTTCAAAGATACGTCGACCAAAGTTGTTTTCTTTTGCAACTTTAATGTCTTCTTTCAACTGGCTTAATTCACCCTTGAGATGTTTGGTTACAACTTGGTTCATTCTAGTAGCAGATTCAGCAACAAAACGTGCCTTCAATGCTTCTAACTGTGAACGTCCTTCAGCAACTAACTTAACCTTCGCTTCTACAACTGCTTGTTTATCTTGTGAGAATTCTTTAATTTCTCTTGCTAGTGCATGAACAACGAATTGTTCTAACTTTTGCTGATTTTCTAGTTGTATTTTGCGTTCGCTACGTAGTTCTTTGATTTCTTCAGCTAGTTTAGTAACCATAAAATCATTGAATTTTGTTGCGTGTTCACGTAATTGTTGTTTAGCCAATACGCGGTCTTCGTTCATTGCTTGTCTCTCAGTCTGAAATTCTTCAATTTCAGTTGTTAGACCTTCTGTAACCATTTTATCAAGGGCTTCTACCATCACGTTTCTGTCATGTTCATAACGTTGTGCGAATTCTTCGTGTAATTCTGCACGAACTTGTTGGCGAGCTTCATCTAACTTAGCTTCCCATGCTTCATTTAACTGAGCACCGGTGTCTTCGTTGATAAGTCCACTGTCAAGTAATGGCTTGATAGCATCAAACATGCTTATTCCCCTTTGTTAATTTTGAGATCCTTGATGAGGCGCATTACTTCCTCCTTCAAGTATTTCTCTACTTTCTTGTCACCTCTTGCGTCTTTTGCAATATCCAACAATTTATGACCATGCTTCATATTCATCATGCCTTCATATATTGCTTTAGGATACGCATTAGGTGCGCTAGGTTGTGCGACAATATCCACAGTGACGATTTCAAAGTCACTAACTTTGCCATCATAGTCATTCACGTTTCCGCTACCACGACTAGATACGCCGAGTTTCACACCACTCTCTAGCATAGTCTCTACGAGCTTGCCCATTGGAGTTGGTAAAATCTTTAATTTGCCGAAGCCATTAGCTCCGTCCATCCACATAGATGTAATCATATGTGATACACGGTCTAAATTAATCTTCAAATCATCTGGGTGATCTACTTCACCTAAAACTGAATAACCTTCTTGAATCTGTTTATTCAATGTATCAACTGCGCTCTCAATTTCAGAAACAGGGTAAACACGCTCATTAGCGTTCTTTACCCCACCCTGAATGAAGATCCCTTTCATATAAAGGGACTTCAATGCTCCTTCACCTGAACTCTCAACGACCATGCTAGCACGGTCGAATGTCAGATGCTCTTTGAGATACAAAGCCATTCTCTCAGATTCCTTTAGATGCGTCTTTTAGCTGTACGTGATTCAGCTACTGGACTACGAACTTTACCTGCTTCGTCTTTAGTTACTGGCTTAGGTGTAGATTCACCTTTTTCACTAAAGTTATTTTGTGCTGGAGAATTCTTAAATGATCCTGCACCTTTTACACTTGACTCACCTTTGCTGTATGCATTAGATGGTCCTTTTGGGCCTGTTGGGTTAGATTCTGTACCACCAGAGAAATTAACTGGCTTACTATCCATACCAGCTTGACCGCTGTTATTTAAATTTGTGCTT